ATCGACGCAAATGCGCGTCCCAAGTTTTGGATAGACTATGGCTTTTACTGATTACCTAGAAACAAAATTGCTTGCTCATACGTTCTCGAATACGGCGTTTACGACGCCTGGAACAGTGTATGTAGCTCTGTACACGGTTGCGCCAACGGACAGCAGCGCAGGCACTGAAGTCAGTGGCGGCAGCTATGCCAGACAAAGTTCAGCGTTCACCACCAGTGGCAACACAGCATCGAATACGTCAGCTATTGAATATCCAACTGCGACCGCAGGCTATGGAACTGTCGTGGCTGTGGCAGTGCTCGACAGCTTATCGGGCGGAAATATGTTGGCCTACGCAGCTCTCAGCGCTAACAAAACCATCGCCACAGGCGATGTGTTTCGTATACCCGCTGGCGACCTAGACATCACGCTTAATTAATGAGTCAGGGATATGGCAATGGCTCATGGAATCAAGGCAGATATGGTGTCTGGTCTTATCAAGACTGTGAGGCGTCTACAACCGCTGTCAGCGCTTTCACAGCGTCTGCAACAGTCGTTAAGAACGGCCAAGTCCTTATCAGTGCTAGCTCTGTGGCTACCAGCGCTGGGCAACGCATCCATCAAGGCGCTGCTACTGCGTCTGCAAGCAGCTCGACAAGCGCTGGTGCAGTCGTTGTCTTCAGTGCTTCCGCGACAATCAGTGGCTCGTCTACGGCTTCAGCAAGCGCTCAGCGCGTGGCTGAAGGCTCCGCGCAAGCTACTGCGTCGTCTACGACAAGTGCGGCCTGTGTCATTGTTGCAAATGCAGCGGCAAGGTTCGCTATTAAATGACACCCTCACAAACATAGCATCTGCGTTCAGTCTAGGCAGCGAGGCAATACCCAACGCTTCCACGCACACGATCACACTGGCCGACGACAGCTCGAGTCAAGACGAGGCTAGGAGCCTGTATTTAAAATGCACTGGTGGTGGCCAAGCCTGCACCGTGACGCTTGCGCCAAACACGGTTAGCAAAGTCTGGATTATCTCTAACGAAACTGCATTCACGCTCACGTTTAGCGCCGGAAGCGGCGCAAACGTGGCGGTCTCTGCTGGCGCGGTAAAAGTAATTGTGACAGATGGTGCTGGTTCTGGCGCGGCTGTTGTGGATGCGTTAAGTGGGTTGTCTGCGAATGTTTCGGATCTGACGACTACTGGCAACATATCCTTTGGTGACAATGACAAGGCTATCTTCGGTGCCGGCTCTGACCTACAGATTTTTCATGATGGGTCTGGCTCTTTTATAGAAGATGTTGGAACTGGGTTTTTAAAAATTACCTCTAATGGTAATGGCATTCTTTTGCAAAAAAGCTCAGCAGAAACGATGGCACAGTTTTTGACAGACGGTGCAGTCACTCTTTATCACGACAATTCCCTAAAACTATCCACCACCTCATCAGGCATCGACGTTACGGGTACTGCGGATGTTTCATCTCAGGTTTTAGTGGGCGGTAACGACACAATCATTGCTGAAAACAATATCCGATTTAAGTCGAGTGGTGGTGCATTTATTGACCATAACACGACTGGTCAAAGCATAACTTTCAGAACTTCTAATGCCTCGTCACTTGATACAACCGCTGTCACTATCGACTCAAGCGGTCAGGTCGGTATTGGCACGAGTTCGCCTAGCGATCAACTACATTTATCAAGCTCTTCGTACCCTACGGTTAAGTTAGAAGATACAGGGCTATCCTCTGCTCTTATATTGCAGACACATAGCGGGAATTCTGAGCATCGCTTAACTGGTACAGGCGCATACCCTTTAGTATTTAAAACAAACGATACAGAACGCATGCGCATCGACTCAACCGGCAATGTCGGTATTGGAGAGTCTAGTGTCTTTGATAAATTAGTTGTTCGCTCAAGTGATGCTAATTCAGTGCAAAGTGCGTTGTCGCTTAAAAATGGAGACACTGGAACTAGCGCTGGAGTATCGTTAAATTTTGTAGTAGATAATGATAACGATGTTGTCACTGCGGCAATTTATGGTCAGCGAACAGCTTCTGCTTATCACCAAGGTAGCCTTCAGTTTTTAACTAGAGACTCAAGTGGTGGTGGTCTTCTAGAACGCATGCGCATCGACTCTAGCGGCAACTTGTTGGTTGGTAAGAGTGCTGTAGGAATATCAAATACAGGTTTTGAAGCTGTCCCAGCAGGAACTGTGTCTATTACGAGAGCAGATACTACTCTACAGCTTAACCGCCTTACGACAGATGGCGAGATTGCAAACTTCCGCAAAAACGGCTCAACAGTCGGTAGTATTGGTACTCAAGTAGGCGGCTTAGAAATAAACGGTAATCCGTCAGCAACAACCACCTTGCGCTTTGGAACAAGCTCTACAATTTATCCAACTACGAATAACGTTGGAGATATTGGAGCATCTGCAAATCGCTTCAGAGACCTTTACCTGTCAGGCAGGGCAAATTTATCAAACGGCTCTTACGTAACATTTGGTGATATCAGCACAGCAATTTATGGTTCTAATAGTCTTAATCTTTTGACTTTTACCACAAACAGTTCAGAGAAAATGCGCATCGACGCAAGTGGCGAATTAACGTTAGGTAATCCATCTGGTGGTTCTGCTTTGCAGTTAGATGTAAGTGCCACAGGAAGTGACGGTGTTGACATAAAAGGCACTTATTACACTGGTAGTTATGGGCCTATAAAGTTCCATGCAGGCGGCAGCGAACGCATGCGCATCGACTCAAGCGGCAAGTTGCTCTTGGCAACCACTAATACTGGCGGCACGTTTAGTGTTGAAAGAAACGGCAACACGTACAACATCAATGCCGTAAGTGATGCGAACAACACTTCAGAAGGGTTTTTTAGAGGATACAGTACTGGCGCAGGTGCAGACAGAGTAATTATTTATTCAAACGGAAATATAGTAAACGCTGGAAATAGCTACGGAGCACTTTCTGACTTAAAACTGAAAGAAAACATCGTTGACAGCGGGTCTCAGTGGGATGACCTAAAAGCAGTTAGAGTACGAAAGTACAGCATAAAATTAGATCAGGTTGCTGAGGCTAATCAGCTTGGTGTTATCGCACAAGAGCTTGAAGAGTCTGGCATGGCTGGTCTTGTTTATGAAAGTGCAGATCGAGATATTGACGGCAATGATCTAGGCACAACAACAAAGCAGGTTAAGTATTCGATTTTATACATGAAAGCGGTTAAAGCCTTGCAGGAGGCAATGGATAGGATTGAAACACTAGAAAGCAAAGTGCAACAACTGGAGAACAACTGATGTCAGCAACATTAACTTGGACGATTTCAACACTTGAACGCGACTTAATCGGCGACTTAGCTGGAGGCGTGATCGTTGCTCACTGGCGAGTAACAGCAGAGCAGACAGAGGGCACTGGCGATGACGCTGTGACTTATAACGCTACTAGTTACGGAACTTGTGGCTTCACGCCTGATCCAACCTCACCCGATTACATTGCTTACAACGATTTGACCGAACAGGTAGTGGTTGGTTGGTGCCAAAATGAACTAGACCAAGATGCTATCGAAGCATCACTGCAAGCAAATATTGACGCGCAAATTACACCTGCCACGGCTACTGGTGTGCCTTGGGCGGCGTAAGGAATTATAAAAATGATTATAAATTTAAATCTCGACGATCACGAAGTTCAAAGCATTTTAAATGTTCTTGGCGAACTGCCCAGCAAATCAGGCGCGTGGCCTTTAATGATAAAAATTGAAGCACAAGCTAAAGCCCAGCTACCTGAGCCGGAAGAAGAAGAGCCGGTGGAAGGTGAAGACACGGCAGTAGTGCAGTGACACCGACGCAAGAGGCCATTGCAAAGATCGAAGCGCTAGAGCGCGAGGTCGGCATTCGCCACGAGGAAGTGGAGCGAAGGCTAGAGCGTGGCGATAAGAGGTTCGACAAATTAGAAATGATGATCTGGGGGGTCTACGCGACCGTCATTTTAACGGTCGCGTTGCCACAGTTTTTAATGAGCCAGTCGTGAAAAGTGATTATCGAATCAGTCGCAGCAGCAGGCATGATCTTACAGCAGATCAATACTGTTATACAAAATGTAAACGAGGGCAAAGCTAACGTACAACAGGCGATGGCTTTAATAAGCGACTTTGGCCAAGGGCTTAATGACTTCCAAGCCTCGCGCCAAAGCAGCGCTTTTCAAAGCCTTAGCAACAACGACATCTTGAAGCTGCAAATGATCCGCCGCAGCCAAGAGAGGTACGAAAAAGATTTAAGGGATTTGCTGCTGGTTTCTGATCCCAAACTTTTAAACGATTACGACCAAGCGATTGCTGAAAACAAAAGAAGGCACCGTGAGCATTTACAACATATGGCAAGAAAGAAAAAACAACGTGCCCTATTCATGCAGCAGGTGGTGGTAGGCGGTGTAACACTTCTAATTGGTGGTGGTATTGCGGTGGCGATGGTTGTCCTAGTCATTAAAGCATTCACATGATTATGGCGTTTTTACTGGTGATGTTGGTGGAAGGTGAAGAAGTAGGCGGCAAGTTTCACTTCCGCAACATTCATAGATGTAACCAGTTTGCATATTGGCTTGAGCAAGGGTCGATCAAGCCGGTAGATGGAAGGAAGTTAAGGAATCAGGAAAACATTACTGCTTACTGTATTCCGGTAAAGGTAAGCCCGAAGACACAGTTCTTTGATTGATGAGTGCAAAGCGGCTAGAGAAAGACAGTGATTATGCAGAGTACGACGCTGATGGTGATGGCGTCGTGACAGATGAAGAGCTTGAGACAAGTAAAGAGTTGCAAGAACTAAAGATCAGTAACGAAAGAGCGCAGGCACAAAGAAGTATGAGTTGGTTCGCGCTTTGGGGAATGTTGTTATACCCGTCGTTAGTGGTCGTAAGTAGTTGGGCTGGGCTTATACAGGCAGCGAGCATTTTAGGTGATATGGCCAGCGTCTACTTTGTAAGTGTCGCAGGCATATTGGCAGCGTTTTTTGGAGCGCAGGCATGGTCGAACAGAGGTAATGGCAGATGAGCATAGTTGCTTCACTGGTAGGGCCGGTAACGGGCCTACTAGACAAGTTTATAGAGGACAAAGATCAGAAGGCAAAGCTCGCCCATGAGATAGCCACCATGAGCGAAAAACATGCGCAAGAAGCGATGTTAGCTCAGTTAGAGATCAACAAAGCAGAAGCAGCAACCGGGTCGTTATTTATTGGTGGGTGGCGTCCCTGTATCGGCTGGATATGTGCATTTGGTCTGCTCTACAACACGATCATAGTAAACATATTGGGGATATGGGTTGAGGTGCCAGAAGTGGATACCACGCTTCTGGTGCCGGTAATGATGGGTATGTTGGGTCTCGGCGCTATGCGTAGCTACGAGAAGGTCAACAAGGTAGCGAGAGAGAAGTAATGAACTCTTTAGTTGAAATGCTGAAACGTCAAGAAGGTGTACGCAGTCACGCATATCAATGCAGTGCCGGGTACACCACCGTAGGTGTTGGTAGGAACATTGACAGCAATGGTGGTCTTGGCTTGTCAGATGATGAGGTGGATTACCTGCTTCGTAACGACATTAAGCGTTGTGAGCTTGAGCTTACGTCTGCGTTCCCTTGGTACAAAAAATTAGATCGTGTCAGGCAGGATGCTATGGTCAGTATCGCCTTCAATCTTGGTCTTACCAGACTGATTAAGTTTCAAAACGCCCTCGGCCACATGGCCGATGGCGATTACATCTTGGCCGCTGAAGAATTTAGGGACAGCAAGTGGCGGCAACAGGTTGGTATGCGCTGTGAAGAGCTGTGCGCGATGATTGAGACGGGGTTTTACAGTGACGCTGCTTAGTATTCAGCCAGCAGCAGGCATCGTGAAGAACGGCACAGAGCTGCAACAGTCCAATGCTTGGAACGATGGCAACCTTGTTCGTTGGAATGAAGGTAGCCTCCAACCTGTTGGTGGTTGGAGAGCTAGAACGACAACAAACCTAACGGGTTTGTGTCGTGCAATGATTGCTTACCGTGACAACACCGGCACTAGACGCACCGTAGCAGGCACACACACAAAGCTGTTCTTCATCAATGAAGATGCCTCAGTAACGGATATAACCCCCGTAGGCTTCACTGCTGGCTCTGCTGATGCCACACAGAACCTCGGTTACGGTGGTGGCACTTGGAATCTGAGCACATGGAACAGCCCACGGCCCGATACTGGAACCTACACCCCTGCAACCACTTGGTCGTTAGATACCTTTGGGCAGTTCGTCATCGCTTGCTCAACAAGCGATGGCAAGCTCTACCAATGGGCCAACAACCCAGCAAGCGTAGCGGCGGTTCTCTCTAACGCCCCTACCAGCAACACGGCTGTCTTCGTTAGCGAGGAACGATTTGTAGTGGCGCTAGGTAGTGGCGGCATTGGCAATAAAGTTGCCTTTTCAGACCAAGAAGACACGAACACATGGACGCCAGCGGCGACAAATTCAGCAGGCTCGTTCACGTTAGCGACTAACGGTAACTTGGTATTAGGTCGTCGTTTACGAGGCGAGAGCCTGCTTTTGACCGACATAGACGCTCATGTTATGCGTTTTATCGGGCCACCCCTTGTTCACTCC